CTATTCGTGTTCTAAATCCCAGCGCACACTCGTTACTACCACTTGGTAAACGTTGTATACAAACGACTTCAGCAGCATTATCAAATACCAAGTCCAACACGCAAATATTGTCGCCGACACTCCCAACAAGACTCTGTACTGATTGTTAATTTCTAGCCCTATCACGCCGGTCGCAAGCCTAGCCAATTGCGTTAATGGGCCATTGGGCTGGCCGAAGTACACAACGAGAACGCAAATAGACAGATATGAGACGTAATGGGCAAACGCCAGCAAAAATGCAGAAAGGTTGTACTTGAGGTAACTTTCGCCTGTATTCTCGTACTCCAGTTTCGCCATGGCCGAGAAAACGCCAGGCTTGGTTACCGTAACAAAAACTGTAAACCCAGCGATAAGAAAACCTAAGATTGAGGGGACCACTGCCGTGCCCAATTTGATAGTCTCTTTTAAAAGCAGCGAACCGCTATTCGGCTCGCCAAACAACAACGTGGCGACAAAGACTATTCCGACGAGCACCGTGGAGTAAATGTTGAATTTGCTGGAAGGGAACTTGTAGCTCAGCCAGTACAGTTGAAGCAGGTTCTTCTCTGCCGTCAGCTGCGCCGGAGGCAAGCCATCGCTACCCTCCCGCAATATTGGTGAGTTTTTCTGCATTTTCGGGTGATATTTGGGGCTTGCTTACCACCAATATCTTGGCCGCTATGAGGCGACGGAAAGCATCGAACATCGAGTGTGCATCTTTCTTCACATTTCCAGTAAGCTCAAGCGGCTCCTTTACGGAAACTTCCTCGTTGCTGCCACTCAATTTCGCGTTGTATTCCCCGACACCTCGGAGAGTGACAATTGCGTTGCCGTCCATTGCGGGTGCAATTTGCTTAAATGTCTGTTGCTTATTTAAGCCATCGGTGTTGCGATGTAGCAATGTCGTAGCGTCGGAATTAACTTGTTTGCGTGCCGCCTGCACTGATGCAAAAAGCCTGTCATTGTTGATTTCGGCATTAGGCCGCACCACTTTAATCGCAACCTCTTTCAGCACTTTGAACTGAGAAACAAAGTCCCGTAAATTTCGGCTGCCAGCCATGGCAACGATTTCCACTGTCGGCGCCGGAAACGCTTCGCTAAGCGCACGTTTAGTCACGCGAGCGATGCTGGGGTTATTGGCGCGCAACGCTCTATTATCCTCCACAATCTCATTGATATAATTTCGCCAACGATTTTTTAGCAGTAACTCGATAGTTGTTCGAAACGAAGCCAAGCCCGGCGCGCCAGCAACCTCTTTTGAGTACATCAACTTATGGTCCGATAAAGTCAATGCAAATATTGCGGACGGCGCGCTCGGTAGTCGATCATAATCACTAATCAATTTCCCGTCGACAAGAATTTGATCCCGTCTGAGGACGGTATCCATCACGAATTTTCCGACGATCGCTGGCTCCATTACCCGCCCCCGATCAACAAAACTGGTAAGGACTACTAATTCAACGTCTAAGAGCAGGTACCTCGAGCCGCCATATATACGAACTCGGTGCCCGCTTAAAAATGCAGGCAAAACTATTTCGTTCAAATAGTCAAGGAGAACCTTATTTTCGCCAAAATGGCATATGAAATTTGCAAACTCTATAACTTGGCGATAGCTGCGCATACATTCCTTTGCGATCGATTGCAACGAATGTAGCTGCTTTGGAACAGTGTGTGACAGGGGTTCCTACCAAGGATTGAGAGTGTTCGCTCTGGAGCCACGCTGCCTAGCAACTAGCGCGGCGCGCGGGCCATTGCGGCACTCCAGAAGGCGCCGCAAGTCGGGAACGGCCGCCATCGGTCCTGCCTGAAGTCTTGCCGACGACTCTGCTGGGAAGCTGCCGCCGGCGCGCCTACCCGCCACCCGTGTAGACGATTATCAGTTTCGCCGTCAGGCGAGCACCGGACTGTCAATCCATAGGTCCCTGATTCGAGCCCAGGTCGGGGAGCCAATCAAACCCTCGTGGTTCTTGAATGCCCTGCTATCACAGCGATAGCGGGGCATTTTCTTTTTTGGCGGCTCATTTGGCAGTTGCCAAATATCCAGCAGTACCGCGCGGCGTACAGCTTTGGTGGTATGGCTGCGGTCTCCGAGCTTTTGCAGAATCTCAAGCACTGCATTGGCGCAATGGAGGATCGCATGCGAAGCCACAATGGTCTACAAATCTTCGAGCACGGCGAAGACCTTCCGGATTCGACCGTCCCTGTGGACCGGTCGCTACCACCATCCCGCTACGGGTACAAGTTGGCTGATGAGTCCGGGGTGCAGCGCTGGGTGGCAGGCACAGAGAGCGATTTTCAGCGTGTCAGCGCCGCACTGGGTGATCTGGCTGACGACACTCATACATTCAGTTGTGAGCAGCTGAGCCCTACAGTTTGTGGAATGAGCGGCTGCAGCGCAATCACGGCTTGCCGCATGGTGTACGACGCTGCCGGCAAGTACTACGTCTGCAGATGCGTGAAGCTGTAGTGGCTGTGTGAGCGAAACTGATATTTCGCTCGTGTCCCGCAGGCGGAAGTTCGAAAAGGGGCTGGTTTAGGCCTCGATCGTTGCATCAAATTTCGTCGCCATCTCCGCGCCGAATGCTCCTGCTACCTTGGTCAGATTGCCGAGCTTTGGCGGCCACGTCATGGGACTAACGCACGCAATCACTGTATTCTCATACAGTGCTCTGCAAGGTCTATTTCGCCAACAGCAAGGGCCTGTCCCGCCCCAAGGACGAGGTGCGCAAGAGCCCGCGCATCGGCGAGCTGCGCCTGCGCCTGATGAGCCGCTACGGCGCGGTGGTCAGTCATCCGGAGACCGGCCGCTACCTGCTGCCCGCGATGGATGCCGTGACTATCACGATTAAGGCCCGGGGCGTGTTGCTGGAAGGCACCGAGTTGATCCCCCGCCGGGCCGGCCGGAAGGCGGCGTATGACATGTACGCGCAGATATGGTGGTGCGTGCCGGTCTTCGACTCGGTCGTGCTCGACGACCTCAGCGTCGGCGATGTCTAGAAGAGGTCGGCGGCCTCGGCCTTGGCAGCCGGCGGGTCGGCGGGCGCGGCGTCGAATTCTTCAGCTGGCGTCAGCTTGATGAGCACCCTCGCCTCCTCGATCGTGCCGCGGAGCCACTGGTCTACGTCGACCTGCTCCAGCAGCACCAGGCTGCGCTTGTCCTGCTTGTCGGCCCCGAGCCGGGGATCCGGCTTGTGCATGCGCGTCATCAGCGGGTGCGCGTCGGCGTTGACGGTCACCATCGTGTAGCTGGGCACGACCTCGCCCGTCGCCGGGTCCGTCCACTCGCTCCACAGCCCGGCGACGCTCCACGGCTGGCCATCGGCCCGCAGGAAACGCCACCAGACGTTCGCGCCGGTCTCCCAGTTGGGCTCGAAGAACAGACGGGCCGGCACGATGCAGCGCTGGCCGCGCTTCCAGGCGTCGCGGTAGGTCGGCCGACTGGCGAGCGTTTCCTGCCGGGCGTTCACGGTGCTGATGCGCTTGGGCTTGTCGCCCGGGCCGCGCGAGCGGCTCATCGGGATCCGCGTCTCGCTGTCAGGAGGGATCATTCCCCACTGCGCCAGCTGTGCCGTGCGCTCACCATCGCCGTCCAGGCGCACGATCGGACCAGTGGCCAGCGGGAACAGCTCGCGCGCCTTGAACAGCCCGGGCGGCATGCGCTTGCCGGCGCCGAGCTGCCAGAAGTCCTCGAGCTCGCGCATCTCGGGAGGGATGTAGCGGGTGCACATGGGCGCCATGATGCCAGCGGAGTAGCATGTGCCGATGGAGAACGAAGACGACGACCCTGTGGGGCCTGCCCCCGCCCCTGCCGACCCGATCGGCGTCTACACCGAGCTGGCTGTGCAGACTGGCCTGGTACGACCAGGCGACAAGCTCGACCAGAACCTGATCGACTTTGCCGCAGCGCTGGTCGACCGCTGCGCCCGCGTCGGGGACCGCTACGGCGACGGCGAGGCTGGCGGCAATGCCGGCGAGCACATCAGGGCCGAGTACTTGCCCTGACGGCCCGTCAATAGCCGGCTTCTGCCTCAAGCAAACGCAGAAACCCGAATTCGCTCGGCGACAAACTGGCCCAATCCGAGCGTGAGTGGCGAGCCTGATTGCACGCGTGACAGGCGGCTGCGATGTTCGATCTGCGGTCGGTCCCGCCACTGCACCTTGGGCGAAGGTGCTCGGCAGTTGCGTCGCGCCCCATTGGTCGGCAGCAATAGATACAGAGGCCCCGCTGCTCTAGAGCAGCGAATCGTCGGTGCTTTTGTTTGCGAGTAGCCATTTCGAGGAACTCCAAAGGTAGGTCTTTGAGTCCCCGATCGCTTTGCGAGAGCGGGCAGCCGTCCATGGACAGCCGGGTGCAGCGTTGCGCACGGTCGGGCGAATGCTCGAGCGCCCGAAGTTTAGCGACGGGTCCCGCGAAACTACTTGGCGGCTCGGATTTCGGCCAACTTGCGCACGGCGTCGCCGCTGCGCTTGCTCCCAGCCGAAGAGCCCAGCCAGTAGTTGCACACCTGCCCGAAGCCCAGCAGCAGCCCGCCGAACAGCGTGTTGAGCAGGTTGGCTTGCCGTTCGTCCCACGCGCGGTCGATCACGAACAGCAGGACCACGCAAGCGAAAAAGCCGAGCGTGATGATGGTGCTGATGACCACCGGCGCCCAAGCAATGTTGCTGCCCGCCTGGGCCAGCGCGACAGTTTGCTGCCGGGCGTTCTGCGCGTCGGCCAGCGACGCTTGGTCGCGCTGGGCGTCGATGCGCTCCATTTCCAGCTTGAAGGTGTTTTCTGCCTCGCGCAGGGCCACGACCTGCTCACCGCTCAGGCCACCGCTCAGCGCCTCCTCGACATCTGCCTGAGAGGCGTTCGGGTTGCCGAGCAGCTTGTCGCCGATCACCTTCACTGCGGCGCCGACAAGTGGCCCCCCGAAAGCGCTGGCCAGGCCGGGTGCCACCGCCTGCAGGGCTGATTTCCAGTCGAAGTCGGCCATGGTCAGTTGTCCTGTGCAGCGTATTCGAGTTGACAGGCAACTCGATTGGTCCAGCCCTTCCCGTAAGTGCCCCAGGTGCTCAGGCTGGTGTAGTAGCGCAAGCGCGCCGCATTGAATCGCATCAGCACGTCGTTCTTGTCCATCGCCTTGATGGCGGCAAGGGTGCGAGGGCCGAAGACGCCGTCCTCCGCAACGCCGACAACGCGCTGCAGTTGTCGCTTCGCTGTGCCCATGCTGGCGTTGACGGCGAAGTCCCACATCTGAAAGACGATCGCCGGGTCGATTTCATCGGCACCGATTTTGTCCCACCAGTCGCGGCGGTAGATCGACTTCGCCTGATCGAGCGTCAGATTCTTGATGTCCAGGTCGGGATACGTGTTGGCGGCGATGCCGAACTTCGTGCCCTTGAGGGCGCCGACATTGGGCCGACCGCCAGTCCAGTTGCCCGGGTCTCGCGGATCGTCGCTGTATCCGGCCTCGTGACCGATCAACCGGTCGAGTGCTTCGTCGAAAGTCATGGCTGTCCTCCAGGGTTGAGCCGGCCGGGCATGTAGCGCTCGGCCATGGATTCGATGAACTTGGCGCCGATGAAGCTGGCGGTGAGCACAAGGCCCAACGTGGTCCACACATCGAGCGAGCCCTGTCGTCCGACGATGAAGGCCAGCGTGCCGGCAAGCCAAGAGCCGGCCATGTGCGACGCGCACATCAGCCAGGGGCGCGGCAGCGGCTTGTCCGGCGCCGCCGACAGCTCCCGGTCGATCCGCATCAGGAGCGCCGTCGCGCCGGCGAGACTGGAGATGACCAGCGCCAGCAGGAGCAGCACCGGCGGGATGTTCAGCGGATCGTCTGCCGTGGCGGCCATCACCGCCGCCACGGCCGGCCAGGGCAGCCACATGCCGGCGATCAGGCCCCAGATGATCCGCCGCAGCTTCGGTGCCGTGAGTTGCTGGCTGGGCTGGGTGGTGAGACGTCGTTGAAGGTCTTGCATCATGTCCGGAGGCGGTGCCGCTGAAAGAGGTCGAGGAAGGCCACAAGGGCCGCGAAGAAGGCGTCGACCCAGAACGGCAGCACCAGCGGCCGGAACCAGCCGCCGTCGCCGGCCACGAAGACGAACGTCATGGACATCAGGCCCATGGCCAGCCCGATGTAGACGAAGTGCCTGCGGCGCTTCACCCAGGCGATCGAGATGCGGTCGGGCAGGATGTCGTTCACGATCACATCAGCGACGCCGAGCACCGCGACGCAGGCCAGCAGTCCAACGAGCCACCAGCCCTGTGCGCCGCTCTGCGAGATGAGACGATGCGTGAGCGCCTCCGGCTCCCACCAGATCACGAGGATGGTGGCCACCGTCGAACACGCCACGAACAGGCGCGTGATCCAGTAGCGCGGCAACGTGCTGATGTGGTGCTTGCCCAGCACCTCGAGGTCGCCCCAGTTGGAGATCTCCTGTGCGCTGCGCATGCTCACACCTCCACCGTCACGATTGGAAGGTCTGGCGCCTGCGCCTCGATAAGGCCATCGCGCACGAACACCTTCTGCCCTGGCGTCGCCGCGCCTCGAGCAGTCACGACGCCGCCGCCTACGAGCTGAAGCGTGGCCAGGTCGCCGTCGACCGCAATCACTTCGGCGATCTGCAGGTCCCGCGGTGGCAGCAAATTCAAGAAGGCGCGATAAAGGTTCTTCGCCATGAATCAGGCCTCCGCCAGATGGGTTTCGAGGGTGATCGACTGGCGCAGCGAAGGCCGCTGCCAATCCAGGGAAGTGCTGCGCACCAGACCCAGGCGGCTCTCGCTCCCGTCGACGTAGCGGACGAACTGTCCAGGCACGATGACTCCCGTCTCGGGGAGCACCTGCAGCCGCAACGCCACTTGGGCCTGGCGGCCGGTGTTTGCAAGTTCGGGCAGCCCGCGTTGCCGCACGCCAACCACATCCGTCATCAGGCTATGCGTCACCTGAGGCGCGAGCTGATCGCCGGCCGTGCCCGCGCGCGTCACCTGGCCGGCGACACCAGCTGAGGTAGTGCCGAGTGCGAACACTCGGTTGTAGGCCGGGCGGTCAATCCATTCGATGGCTTCGACAGCGACTGCCGCCGCCGGAAGTTGAAAGTCCGGCGTGACGTCGGCCCATGCCCAAGGCGCAGCGGGGTAGCGCGGAAGGATCCGCACTGCGGCATCGGTGCGATGTGGCTGGATGATGGCGCCAGCGGCCCCCGCTATGTCGAGAAGGCCCGCGATGTAGGTGCCTTGTAACGCCCAGGTGCCGCCGGGGACAAACCAGTCTTCGATACCGAATTCAACCGACCACCCGATTCCTGAACCGTTGATCGTCAAGACCTTCTCAAGCAACTGCGCGATCGTCATGTCGCTGTCGCCAACGTGGTTGAGCACTGGCGAGTAAGGCGCATCCAGGATTGCCGCTCGCCCGCGGCCGCTGACCCGCACGTCGGACTTTGCGAAGCGCCGCTCACGGCTGAACCGCTCGACGCACAGACGATAGGCCACGCCGTTGATGGATGCGATCACATCAACAGGCTGTCCGTCCGCACTTGCGACGAGTGGGAGCGCGCTGCCGGGCAGCGTGGCGGACCATTGCCAGGTCCAGGAGTCGGCGTCGATGCTCATCGCGAAACTGCTCGCGGGGATGAGTTCGCCGCCATCGACGCGGGTCAAGACGATTGAGTTCTGCACGAGGTATGCCCTTCGGACGGGTACAACGACGGTTTCGCCAGGCTCAGGATCCACCGGCCCGGGCGGATTGACGGGATGCTCGCTGACTCCGGCGCGCGCGGGAATCGCGTCCTGATAGCGCGCCGTCTCGATTTGAACCAGGCGCCGGCCGATCTGGAAAAAAAACGACGCGCCGACTCGAACGGGCAGCGCCTCCTCATAGGCCCCGCGCTTGCTGCTGCGCGTGGCGACGCCCTGCTGAAATGCGATCCTGCTGAACAGCTCGGGCAAGCGCACCCCACGCTGAGAACGCGACGCCACCGCGCGCAGCTGGTGCAGTCCCTCCTGCCAGGACGACACCGCGCCCAATGGCGGCATGCGCAGCGCGCGCTGATACCGCCCCGCCGCGTCGCCCGCGAAGCGCTGGGCATCTTCCCAACCACTCGACGCCCCGATGTCGACTGGCACGCCCTGCTCGAACGCGCTGCGCACCACGCCGCGCACCCGAGCCGCCCCCCGCATGCTGGTTTGCCATCCGGGCTCGACCGGCGTCGCCTGCTCGAAAGGCGATCGAAACGTGCCCACGAGCGGCCGCGCGGCCCCGCTGACGTAGCCGATCTCGACGGACAACCCGGGCACCGGGTAGAGGCCCACGAAAGTGACGTCCACCCCCGGCACTTCCACCAGGGGCGCGTTATCCATCGCGTTGAAAGCGGCACGCGCGAACGCGCCCCCAGCGAACGCCCGCACGCCGCTGGGCGGCAGACCCCGAGACACGAACGCAGCGCGCGCGAAGGCCCCAGAAAACGCGACGCGCGGCGCCGCCTCGTCGGCAACGAACGCGCCACCATCGAAGGAACGCCAGCTGAATGCGGCCGAACCTGCCATGACCTCACGCGAACGGCAGAGTCGGCACCACGTCGACGGACACGCTCACGCCCTTGGTAAACCGCAGCATGTCGATAAAGCCGCGCATCGCGTATTGGTACGTCGCATCCTCGAACGCGCCCACCAGCAGCGGCCGATCGCTGGCGTTCGCCGTCACGCCCGTGACGTCCTGCGTCGCGATCTGTACGCCATCGAGGCCCAAGCGCAAAGTGTTGCCCTGCCGCGTTGCGGCGATGTAGTGCCATGCGCCTTTTGTGATGTTGACGCCTGTCGCTATGCATTGATGCCTCGCCGACCCGCTCAGGATCTCAAATTGCATGGTGCAGCTCGCCAGGGACGCACCGAACAGTCCGAGGCCGAAGGATCGAGAACTCACCGGCGCGATCCCCTGACTGATGAAGTACATCCCCGGATCACCACCCCACGACGCCGGATCGTCGACGAAATAAAACCATCCCTCGATGCCGAACTCACCCGCGCCAATGTCCCAATCGTCCGAATCGGCCATGCCGAGCGACTGCGAATAGCCACGGAAATACGCCGAGCTTTGGCCCCACTTGCGAATGCCGTAGCGCTGCGTCACACCGCCATTGTTCGTAACGGTCCGCCCGGCCGGACTGCTGTCCGTGAAGTCCGGCGATCCTGCCGCGTCGAAGGTGAGGATCAGCTTTCGCTTGTCTGCGTCCGGATCATCCGCAGGCGTGACAGGGACAGGATCGGGAATCGCTGCGCCATCCCACGGCAGGAACCCCTCCAACACGCCGCCCGGCTGAAATGCGTCGACGCCCATGTTCATTTCCGAGGCACTGACGCGCAGCATGCCCTCCAGCGTCGGATACGACGTATGGGTGTAGTAGCACGATTGCCCCGCATGAAAAGTGCCGACGCCCAGCGATGCGGTCCACGGATTAGTCGGGTGCGACTTCGGATTCTTACCGCCCGCCCAAACACCATCGGCGATCCACCATATGCGCTGGTTGTCGATATCGACAGCGACACCCAACCACCCAGCCCACGGAATGGCAGTGACGCCGCTATCCCCGCCCGTGGCCGCGTTTTGGTAGGTCCAGATCGAATCCGAGTCCGACAGCCATCGGCGGTATTGCACGCCGAACCCATTCGCCGCCTCGCCAGGCGACGACGACAGCGGGTAATCCGCACGCACAATGCCCGCCGTGATGCCCCCGCCAGGCACGTTGCCGCGCTCGACAGGCGTCGCGAACTCCACATAGAACTTGCCCGACGAGCGCCCCTGTACCGCGCGCACAAGCGCATGCCCGTTGCCCGTGGCGCTGCGGTAAGCCGTGCGGCCGTCGGGCGATACCGTGACCGCTGCGTCCTTGTCGGTTGCGCTCCAATGCGGCGCGTCGACGACTTCGGGCGCCCCGCTTGCGAGCAGCACCGCAATTGCCGCTCGAATGCTCACGCCGCCCCCGCACACATGCTGTATTCCCAGCGCACGCCCTGATCAAAGGTCATCAGCGTGAGGATGGTGATCGCGTTCGCCGCCGACTGCACCGCCGCCTCGCTTGCGCCCATCTTCTTGAACGACGACGGCAGCGCGACCGTGCGCCCGCCGGTGCTGTCCTGCTTGATCCGGATCGCGATCGATCGTCCTTCGCCCGGCGCTGGCAGATTGGAAAACGTGATCCCCGTCACATTGGCCGTCAGGAGCAGCGTGCGAAAGTCTCCACCCTCGCAATCGATATCGACCACACCGGAAGCAATGGCCAGGGCGGAAACATCCTCGACTACGTCGTGATCCTCGTTCCAGTTCGAGGCGTTGACCAGCTCGGGGTAATCAGGATCGTCCGGCTGCGTCGACTCGAATTTGTGTTTGACCTTCATTTCGATCTCTCAGAAAAAATAGCTGGCGAGCAAGCGCGCCCGACCGCCCGCATGCAGTAGCGGGCCGTCGTCGCCTTCGACCCTGAACACGCCGTCGCCATCGATCCCCGACACATCTCCGTCACACACGCGCACGCCGGCCCCGTTGATCATTCGTCCGGACTGCGGCGTTCCCTCGCGCAAGATCAGATCCCCCTCGGGATCGGCCTGCTGCAGCACGTACTGCAGTCCGACCATTGCCCCGGACGGCCGCGCGAGCACCAGCTCGGCCAGCACCGGGCCGCTCGGCGTCGACGCCGCGAACAGCTGGATGCGGCACCCGACCGGCCCCACGTCGAGCAGCGCCTGCAGGCCGCCGACGAATCGGGCGTTCAGCGCGGCATCCGAGAAAACGAGGATCACAGCGGGTTGTCCACGTCACCGCGCAGCAACAGCGTGAACTCGTAGTTCTCGCCCGACTCGGGGCCTTGCTTGACCGTCCGCACGATCCACGGCGAGGTCAGCGCACCGACCGTGTTCAATCGGACGATGTTGCCCACGGCCCAGCCGCTGCCCCAACCCTCTTTGCGGATCGTGAAGTAGGGTTGCCCCGTGGCCGGGTTGAGCGGCGAGCAGTCGGCCGTGATCGAGGCACCCGTGAGGATGACCCCGACCTTTTCGCCGACCACGCGGAACGTCGTCGTCGAGATGAAATCCAGCGCCCAGCGCTGCGACGTCCCGCCATCGTTGAGGATCTCCACCGGATGATTGATCGAGTCGTAGGTCGCCGGCGCCGGGTTCCCGACCAGGGCATCGGAGAAAGTGACCTTGTCCCACGACGCTTGATCGAACATCAACGACACGCGAGCGCGCAGATCCCCGGCCATGAACGCCGACGACACGCGGGAACCCGGCGGGTAGTCATGCGTGAGCGGCCGTGTGAACGACAGCGTCCCGTCGATCTGCGCGTCGCGCACGAGCAGCATGTCCTCGATGCGATGCTCGACCTTGACCGGCTGCGAATACCCCGCAACATCGGTGAACGTGACCGTCCCGGCTTCGAGATCCTCGGTGTAGCCGACCGGAATCACTTCGCCGTCATGCCCGATCACACGCACACGAGAAAGCCGCGTGCGGCCGACGTTGATCACATCGCCATTCGCAACCGTCTGCGACCCGGTCGTTTGCGCGTTGCCCACGACGGCGACGCCACCCGGGCGGAAGATCGGCACGCGGCCGTCGCTTGGCAGGCGCACAGGATCGATGCCAAGCAGCTCGGCGTCGAGCGGCAGGTAGCTGAACGCGACGGCGTTGTATTTCAGCGTCTCGTTTTGGGCCATGTCGAGATAGCCCGTCGAAACGCCCGGGATCCCGAGGAACGACAGATCGACCGGCTCGAACCCGGCGGGCGCCGACGGCGTCACAAACACGGCTTGCACGACGCCGGTCTGATAGTTGATTCGCCCCTTCACGCGCGCCGCATTGATCACGCCGTTCGCATCGGCTGCGACGTTGAACGTCGTACCGTCGCGCATGGTGCCCTGCATCGAGAAGCTGCTCGGTCGCACGGGAGCTGTCGCCAGCCGAAACACCACCATATAGGCGCTGTAAGGGTTGTCCGGGCCCGCCGCCGGCGGCAGCAGCGCACCGCGGAAATCCTGCACGAGCGGCGCCACGATCGGCCAGCTTGTCAGCTCGATGACACCTTGCGACGGCGTCATGGTGCCGACCTTCGTCCCGATGCCCGTGGCGGCGGACAGGTTGATTTCGACATTGCCGTTCGATTTCACGAAATGGCGCACAGTGCCGACCCGGAAAGTCACGCCGCCGAGCGTGTACGCATTGGCGACGTCCGTTCGCAGGTACAGCTTGTCCATTGCCACCTGCACGGACTCACTCGACTCACTGCCGCCGCTGTAGCGGGCCTGCACGGATGAAACACCGGAGAGATCGAGCGTCACGAGCGCGCCCGCGAGCACTTCGACCGGGTTCAGGCGCCGCACTGAATTGCCAGTGGCCGATGGATTGACAACAACGTCGGGCATATCTGGACCTCACTGCACCGCGAGCGACCAGCTCGGCGACGACTCACGAACGAAAAGGTTCTCCCACTTGAGGAGAGCGAAACTCTGCGCCGCATTCAGCGCCACCGACCCGGACAGCTCGAACTCGCCCGTTGCATAGTCGACCGTTCCGCAAGGCACCGCGAAGTCGCCCACGCGCACCACGAGTCCGCCGGCGCCGTTGTCGCGCACGAGATAGGTCGCGTCCGAGCCCACATCGACCACACTGCCATCGGCGCCGCTGCCGAAAAACTGCACTTTCCGCTGCGCCGCCACACCGAAGGAAAGCGAGCCCGGTGCGATATTCGTCACGCCGAGATTGCCGACACCACCGACCACCGTCACCGCCGCCTCGGTCGCATCGCGCGTCGAAAGATTCATCGTCAGCAGCGTGCCCGGCGCGCGCAGCGACGTCATGCTGAACTTCACAACACCACGTGCGTAGTCCACCGTGCCGCTGGCATCTCCGACCAGCTGGCCCGCCCCGTTGTCGCTAGCCGATTTCGGGAGCGGCGACGTTCCCGGTTCCACCCAGTCGATCGACAGGCCCCCGGGCTCGATCGCCTTCGCGCCGGCCTCCTCGGAGATCTGCCCCGACGTGTTGAAAGGCATGTAAAGCGATCCGCTGTTGTGCAATGTGATCTCGGTCGTGTCGAGCATCGCCTCGTCGGGCGTCCACTGCACGATGACAGCCGTTTCCGCGTCCGGCAGTTCGCCGAGCGTGACGGACAGCGTCCCCGTCGAGAAATTGATCACGCCAGCGCCGTAGCTGCTGTCCGCACCACGCAGCGCACCCGAACCGTCGTCGCGCAGCACATACCACCGGCCTTGTGCGCAGTAGTCGACCCGCGTCGTTCCCGGCACAGGAATCGGCTGCAGCGTGCGAATCCATGTGCGCGACCGGTTCTCCTGCGTCACCGCGATGCCCTGTGACTGCTGCACCGCCAGCGGCACGGCCGCCGGCGAATAGGTGATCGGGATGGTCGCCCCCCCTGCCGTGTTCAGGCCGTTGAGACTCATCAGCCCGTTTTCATAGTCGATCGTGCCGACCTGCTGCGCGCCCAGGTAGATCACGCCGCCCTTGTCGTAGGCACCCGGGTAGTACGGCTGACTGCCGCCGATTGTCAGAGAGCCAGGCGTCACGGCGCCGCCGATATACACGTTCACCGGCACCGTGAGCCCTTGCCACACGACCGGCGCGTCAATACCGATCGGATTGCCTGCCTTTAGCGCACTCTCGGAAACCTGATTGATCCGCGCATCGGCGATGCCGGTTTCTACCTGCGCACTCGGCACGAGCTGCGTGAAGATCCCCGACGCCTTGATCGTGAAGTCGCCGATCTCGCCCTCCTCCTCCAAGTCGACGACACCGTAATACCGCGCAGCATCGGCGACGATGGTGTTTGCGATTTTGGTCAGGGTGGCCAGCTCGGCTTTCGTCGGATCGATGCGCTGCGCGTCGAATCCCGGGAAATCGACCCGCAGCGCATCGCTGATCTTCAACCCCAGCTCATAGCGCGTGTATTCGCCCGAAATGTCATTGAACGTGCGCTGCACGACCGCGGCCTCGGTGACACGCACAAACTGCGTGTATTCGTCGCTGAATCCCTCGCGCTTGCGCAGCACGAGCGTCGCACCGATCGGCGGCACGTCCTCGGTGCGCTGCAGGATCTGCACCGTCCGCATGCCCGCGATATGGTTGCCGAAAAGATAGCCCGCATAGCGCGAGCCCTCGCCGAGGTACGCCTCCAGCCGGGAAATCGCTTCACTGCGCGTGTCGAAGACACCACCCGTCGAAAACACCGTGATCGACACGTTCGGATCGGCGGGCGGCTCGGCGACGATGAAGTTTGCGCCGAGAAAGGTGTCCTGATCGTGGCTTTGCACCGTGGCGTGCAGCTGGCGCAGCGACACACGGCCGACGGCTCGGTCGGACTCCGAAACGCCGAGAAAGATCTCGTTGCTGACGCCGTCGGCGACCTGGTCAGAGGAAGGGCCGCCGCCACCATCCGGCGTGTCGCTCATGTTGAGCGACTTGAGTAGCTTGAGGTCGCCTTTGCCAATGGTCATGGTCAAACAGTGATGAGCCGCACGGTGGCGACGTAGGGAAAGGTGTCCGGCGGCAGCTCCGGGCGCGCGCCAGGAATGGGCTCGGCAGTGACCGGCGCCTCGACTGGCGCGAACTGCACATCAAAGGTCCGGCCGTCGGCATGTGTGAAGGTGAGCACGGCGCCGGGATCGGCCTCCACCAAAGCGACGAGCGCAAGCACATCCGCCCGCGGCATCCAGCCCGCATCGCCTTGCGCCTCGAGCGTGACGGGGCGGCCGGCCTGCTTGACGCCGATGTCGATCAGCGCTGCACCCGTAAGGGAGCGCTCCATGGACTTCTCGACCGCGCTCCACGCGAATTCGTCCGTCCAGACCATCCCCCGGGGGATGGCTATCGCGCCGAGCATGTGGGTGTCGGCCATGGCTCAGTGCCTCGTGACGCTGCGCGCGCTTTCCAGCGCGGACAGCAGGTTGTCCAGCGCGTCGGCGCCGGCGGCATCGGTGTTGATGGAGCCGTAGCCCTGGCCGTTCACCTCGAGGTTCACGCGCACGGTGCGCGTGCTCTCGGGCTTGGGGATCGTGGCGCCCTGGTCTGGGCGGCGGCCGATGCCATCGAAGGTGTATTGCTCGGCAGCCTTCAGCAGCGCTTGGCTGAGCGTGCTGCCGTCGCCGCCGTACTTCTTCTGGCCCGGGTTGTTGAAGTACGGGATGTTGCCCTGGCTGTCGGCGAACTCGTTCGCGATCCGGCGGGCCGCTGCCTCGTCGGACACGCCTGCGGCCTTGAGGAACGCCGCGACGCCGGTGCGGCTGCCCAAGTCCGTGCCCGCCGAGCGCGTCTCGCCGCTCACCTGGGTGGACTTGATTTTCTGGCTCGGGTCGATGATGCCGGGCGTGGCGGCGCCGGCCTGTGCGACCGCCTTGGCGTAATTGCCGGCGGCCTGCGCGGCGTCGTTCAAGCCGTTGGCCACCCCCGACAGATCGGTGTTCGCCAGCTTCAGCGTGGCGCGGCCCGCTTCATCGATGGCAAGCTGGTACTTCTGCGCTGAGGCCTGCGCTTGCACCCATGCCGGCGCCACCCCGTCGTTGGCGGCGATGGCGGCGTCGGCCGCCCGCTTCCAGGCGGCTTGCAGGCCCTCGCTCGTGGCCTGCCCACTGGCCTTGATCTTCTCGAAGTCTGCCAAGGCCGTGCTGGCCGCAACCTTGAGTGATTCCTTCGTCTGGATGCCCGCGCGCTCGAACGCCGCCGCGATTTCGGCAGCGGCCTCCTTCTGCCTCCGGGCGTTGTCGGCGGCGCTGTTGCCGTCGGTGAGCAGCGCCAGCATGGCGGGCTGGTCGCCCGTCTTCATGGCGTAGCTGGTCGACATCGCCGCCGCCCAGGAATCGAGCTGGTCGGCCAGTTCGCGAAACTCAGCGCTGTTGCCTGCGGCATAGGTCCACGGCGCGTGAATCATGAGCATGGCGTTGCTCGCCATGTGGACCTTGTCGCCACCCATGGCGATCAGGCTGGCGATGGAGAACGCCATGCCATCGACCTCGGTCGTGATGGTGGCCTTGTGGCGCCGCATCGCGTTGAAGATCGCCAACCCGTCGGGAACGCTGCCGCCGATGCTGTTGATGCGCACGCTGATCGCATCGACATCGAGCTCGTTCAGCTCGCGCACGAAGTTGCCCGCCGAAACGGTCTCGTTCCACCAGCTCTCGCCGATGTCGCCGTAGATGCCGGGCTGCACGTCCGGCGGCATCGGCACGACGCCGCTGAGCGCAGCCGATCCAGCGTGAACGTCTCGAAGCGCGCCAGGTCGACGTGGTCAATCGTGCCCGCCTCGGCCACCACGGCGGCCACGGCAGCCCGGCGCTTGGCCGCGCCCGCACGGGTGCCGCTCATGGCGCGCGCTCCGGCGCCGGCCGCATGCGCCCGCGCAGCATCGCCATCGCGTGACCGACGGTCGCAATCGCCTCCTGCGCCATCGCGTCCACGCGACGCATCTGGTTGGGCGTGACGGCGGCCTCCCCGCCCAGCACCGCGTCGGCCAGCGCGCGGACCAGGTCCGCGTGCGCCGCCTGCAGCCGCATGAACGCCTCGACCGGGTCGCCGCCCGCCTGGTCCGGCGTCGCCTTCGTGGCCGTGTGGCCCAGCGCGTTCGCCATCGCATGCAGGATCGAATAGTCGGCCGTCTCGCGCTGCACGCGCACCGCTTCCTTCAGCGAGAGGTGATGCGTGGTGTTGTCCGGGTTGGTCTTGTGCAGCAGCGTGTTCCGGTTCATGCCGACCCGGTCGGCCAGCGCATCCACGCCGCCCGCCACGCGCCGCGCGTAGTTGCGCACCGTGTTGAACGCGGCCAGCTCGACGTCATGGCCGGCCGGGATGGCAGGGACGCCCTCCTCGCTGCCATAGGCAAGCACCGGGGGCACGGAGACACTGATCGACATGGAACAACGGACCTCAGACGAAAGGAAAGCCACGCGCGCTGCGTTGAAGAAAGCGAAGCGCCCGCCGTCTGCAGCCTGACCAGACGCGCAGCGCGATCGGCCACAGCCGTGATCGCGCGATATGCATCAGCCGTGGCCACGCCGAAGTGCGCCGCCACGGCCCGCAAGTTCTTTCCATCGAAGGCGCGCCACATGGCCTGCGCGACCGGGGGCACCTGTTCGCCTTCAGCCACGGCGCCTCCGTTGTTCAGCGACCGACGCCGGATCGCTACCATTCCGGGCAGCGCAACAGCCTGCACGCCGCCATGTCCGTCGAAATCTCACAGCTCATGTCCTCCCTGGGGACCGTGGGAGCGATTGCCCGAGCGCTCATCGACGAGCGCGACCGCCAGAAAGCGGCGACCCTCCAGGCTGACCTCACGAAACAGGTCCTGGACACCCAAATGCAGCTCAGCCAGGTACTGGCGGCCACCATCGACAAAGATGCCGCGCTCCATGCTCTTGGCCAGCGCGTACGCGAACTGGAGGCTGCTCAGGCTGAGAAGGCTCGCTACCGCTTGGCAAAAATCGGCGCGGTCGGGAGCGTCTTTGCCTATGAGCTGCGCCCGCAGGCCGAACTGGTTGAGCGCCCGGATGAGCCCCATCATTTCCTGTGTCAGACGTGCTTCGACGCCGGAAAGAAGAGCGTGCTCCATGTCGTCGGAGGCGTGGCTCGCTGCGGTTTGTGCAGCTTTGCCTATCGCCTCGAGCGCGCAACCCCCGCTCCCCCTTCGAGTCGCCTCGTTTCCGTCCCTGATTTCAATCGCCGGGACTGGTAGAGCTAGAGGGTCATCTTTCGGGGCCTCAGACATGGGCGCCCTCCCCTACCTGCATGCGCAACACGTCCCAAGCGACGTCGGGGCGCAGGTCTTCGCAGCGCACGGCGCCGCCAGTGGCACGCTCGATGTCTGGGCATCGCTCCGCCGGCACTCGTCGTCGCGTATCAGGATTCTCCGAAGCCCACGCGCTGAGCAAGGGGGCAGCGACTTCAAGCGCCCTGGCAAGGCGGGCCTGGGCACCGCGCTCGGCGGCGAAGAACTCGGAGAGTGTCATGGATCGAATTATTTAGCGCCGCGCTAATGGTCGTCAATAGCGCCGTGCGAATTCCAGTTCTTAGCAGCACGCTAAAGAATCCTTCGATGCTTTCCATCGAAGAGATATACCGGCAGCGCCTCAGGCTTCTGGTGCAAACACATGGCAAGGGGCGCCAGGTCGTACTTGCCAACCTCATCGAGAAGTCGCCCGCGCAGTTGGCGCAGTGGATCAATGCCTCCAAGGACTCGAAGACTGGGCTGCCGCGGGCGCTGGCGCGCAAGACCGCGCGCGCGATCGAGGAGCGCCTGGGCCTGCCCGAGGGCTGGATGGACCAGCCAGTCGGCGAGGACGAAGTGGAAGCGCTGCCCGCAGCTGTGGCCGCAGCGGTCGTGCGTACTGACGTGCCCGGCACGGACTATCTGCCAGGGTTCGAACACCTGAGCATTCCAGTGCTGGCCAACGCCGGCAGCATGGGCCCGGGCACTGAGCAAATGCACGACGAGGTCGTCGTCGGACGCCTGACAGTCTCGCCGCAGTGGGTGGCGCGCACCATCAAGCCCACGGCACTGGAGAACCTGCGGTTCATCCACGGTTACGGCGACTCCATGGAGCCGACCTTTATCGACGGCGACGTGCTGCTGGTCGATGTCGGCGTGCAAGATCCGAAGATCGACGGCGTGTACGTACTCGAGGCCAACGACCGCATTTACATCAAGCGCGTGAGGCAGCGGATGGACGGCGCATTCGAGATCAGCAGCGACAACCCGACCGTGAAAACGGTCGACGTACTGAACGGGACCAACGCTGTGCAGGTGCGTGGGCGGGTGGTCTGGGCTTGGAACGGGAGAAAGATGTGATGAAGCTTGGACTCGGCATGGCGCTCGCCTGTGGCGTTGCGGGCTGCGCCGTGCCCACCACAGGCGTTGTGCCGCTCTCCGACGACCTGCACAAAGTCGCGCACCAAGGCAGCGGCGGCTGGGTCACAACCGCCAGCCTCAAGACGGCCGCGATCGGCGAAGCCAATGATTTCTGCCGTCGCAGCAATAAGCAGGCTCGAGTCATCGACGTCAAAGAGACCCAGGCCCGCATGGCGGGCGGCTGGCCAGAAGCCGAAGTGCTCTTCAAATGCGAGTAGCCACCGTGCTCGCGATGCTGGTGTGCGCGTCTGCGCACGCTGACGGCGCCTACACCCTTTATCGAAATAGCCCGCTGGACCGGTCATTGCGGATCCACGTGGCCACCTTCGATGCAACTGAGGGCGGCAACTACAACCAAGACAACTGCAACACAGCGGCCGACCTCTTTTCTCGCCAGCACGGCGTCGCTACGAGGTTTTGGTGCGAGCCAGCGCGGTTTCGCCGATGACACCGTGCCGCCGTGCCACACCTCGGGGCGAACGCTAACGGCTAGGGCAGGCTTAATTAGCGTTACGCTATTGACTAACGATTAGCGCTTCGCTAAATTCACGTCCGTCTCAACACGGAGATGGACGTGCAAATTTCCCCCTCACGCAGCTACCGCTGCTTCTTCACCCCCCGCGATGGCTTCGGCCATCCCATCGCCAGCGACAACGGCGTCCTGCCCTTCGTGCAGGTCAAAGCCGCCAACGGCGAACACGCCCACCGCGCCGCCCAGCATGTGACCGGAAGCCCGGTCGTCAGCGTGGAGCGCGTCGAGCCGGTCGAGGCCTGACATGGCGCAGGCCGTCGAAATCTGGATCCGCCTGCGCGGCGCACGGCGCCAGGCGTTCTACCGCCGCCCTGGCGCCTGCATGTGCTGGCAGGCGATGCCCGTGCCAACGGCCGACAAGGCGCTGCGCAGCGGCCGCCTGACCATCGACGGCATCGTCGATGCGCCGGTTGTTCCACGCGAAACCCAGCTGCCCGCGGTACCGCCCGCCGCCAACGCGTTCTCGCAGCTGGCAACCAGCCTGAACCGAGACATCGACAGCCTCAACGCCGCCGCGCGAGGTGCTGCGTGAAGGCCGCGCTGCAGCTTTGCACCGTCGGCGCCGCCCGCCCCATCAGCCGCAGCGCGGCCGCCGGCATGCTGCGCGCCGCGCGGATGCTCCAGCAGCGCGGACAGGGCGTGACGGTAGCCTACAGCCGCCTCGCCGGCATCGTGCGCGGCGAGAGCCGCCACGGGGATTGGCAGATCGAGCATGTGCGAGGTGCGGCATGACCGCAGTGCTTCGCCGCACCCTGCCCTTCCTCGTGTCGGCTGCACTCGTGGTCGGCTTCGCCGCGCAGCTCGCCTACGGGTGGTCGACATGATCCCGAGCACGCCCCGCCCGGCGCTCGTGCCTGCCATCCCTGGCACCAAGCCCGTCGGCGGCCTCATGGACCGCCGCTTCAAGTACGTGCCGGCCTGCGCCACCGACATCCGCAAGACCATCAAGCGGGCCCAGGCAGCGCAGCGCCGTGCAGACGCCGACGACCGGCAAGGATCGCTGCTGTGAGCCGCGCGCCGCACCCGGTTGACTTCGACACGCTGCTCAGCGCGCACGCACCGCTCAACGGCGACCCGTCCTTCGTGCCGCCCGAGCACATCCAGGCCGAGCGCGACCGCCACAACGAGCTGCTCGACAGCACGCGCGGCACGCTGGGCCACGACCCGATCGCCGACCCGCTGGAGAGCCTGCTGCGCCAGGCCAGGCACCGCGCCCGCGCGGCCATCGCCGTATTCGCGGTCGGAGCCGTGGTCGCCGCCGGCATCGCCGCCGCGGCCTGGGTTTCCCTGACCCGCCACCACTGGAGCTGACCCCATGAAGACCTCCGGCATCTTCTTCCTGCGCGGCCGCCCGTCCAGCGTGCGCCTCGTGTCGCCGACCGCCGGCTGGGTGCCGGGCTGGCTGTTCTCGCTCGGCGAGCGCACGAGCCATCGGGGCGTCGCAGGCTTCACGGCCATCTGGCGCGGCCCGGAGGCCGACCGCTTCATCCAAGCCAACCCGCAACTGCGCGCCGGGCACTGCCTGCGCCTGGAGCTGGACCGCCTGCACGCCACCAACAACGAGCTGCGCGGCCATGTCGTGAGCTGCGAGCTCGCACCCCCGCGCTGGCCCGAGCCCGAAGACACGCCAGCCACCCCGCACGGCGCCGAAAGCGCTATCGAAAACATAGCTGCTCACGCCCGCATGGCGGGCGTCGCGGCCGACTTTCACCACTGACCATGAAGCAACACATCATCGGCCTGACCGGGTTCGCCGGCGCAGGCAAAGACACCGTCGCCGACCTCCTCGTGGCGCACGCGCGCTTTCGCAAGCTGGCCTTTGCCGACGCGCTGCGTGCCGAGGTGGCCGACGCCTTCGGCGTGGAGGTGGTGCACCTGGCGCACCCGAGCACCAAGCACCAACCCGTGCCTGCCCTGAGCATGCGCCGCGCGCCGCGCGACTTCCTCGCGGCCGTGGTGCTGTCGCTCAGCGCCGCGGCGCCGGACCACATGTCGCCACTGTCGGCCGAGTGGCTCGATGCGCCACGCTCCCCGCGCCAGATCCTCCAGTGGTGGGGCACCGAGTACCGCCGCGCGCAGCATCCGCGCTACTGGACGCGCGCCATGCTCGCCCGCCTGGTCGAGTACCAGAACGCTGGCGAGACGCGCTTCGTCGTGACCGACGTGCGCTTCGAGAACGAGGCCGACTCGCTGCGCGGCGCTGGCGGCACGCTGTGGCAGGTCACCCGCCCGGGCTGCAGCGGCCAGAACGAGGGCGCGCACGTCAGCGCCACCGACGGCAGCCAGTTCGCACCGGAGGTCGTCATCGCCAACCTGCACGACGTGCGCCACCTGCAGGGCGTGGTGCTGTCCGAGTTCGTCGCGCGCGACTTCGGCCTGGCCCCGTCGAGCGTGAAGCTGACCGTGAGCACCTGAGGCAGGGAACAAGGCGATGAGCATCACCCCCACTGCCGCGCAGGCCCTGCAGATCCTCGCGCAGGCCACCGGCCCCATGCTGCGCCGGCAGATAGAGCAGCAAGCGGGCCATCCCGCGCGCGGCGACCTCTGGCAGCTGCGCACGCAGGGCCTGGTCGCTTCCGAGATCGGGCACGCTGCCGGCCAGGGCGCGCTGGCGCACTACACCATCACCCCGAGCGGGCGCGCGGCGCTGGCGCGTCACCGGCGCGAGGCCGCGCAGGGCGGCGCGCCCGCCGCGCATCGCCGTCACGGGCCGTCGGGCACCTATGAGGGCGCAGAGCTCGGCCAGACCTGCCAGCGGCCGGGCGCGTACGACGCCTTCCGGCATCCGAGTCGCATCGGCGGGCAGCTGGTGTGGCCGCGGGGATTCGCAGCATGAGCGACTGGCTCAACCGCTGCCACTGGGGCGACTGCCGCGAGCTCATGGCCGCGTGGCCGGACGCTTCCGTCGACGCCTGCGTGACCGATCCGCCCTACGGTGACACGTCGCTCGAGTGGGACCGCCGCTGCGATGGCTGGATGGCGCAGGTTGCGCGCGTGCTGAAGCCGGCCGCGTCGGTCTGGGTCTTCGGCTCGATGCGCTACCTCGCCACCGTCTTCGCAGAGATGGAGGCACACGGCTTCCGCTACAGCCAGGATGTCGTGTGGGAGAAGCAAAACGGCACGGGGTTCCACGCCGACCGCTTCCGTCGCGTCCACGAGCACGCGGTCATGTTCTACCGCGGCGCTTGGGCCGATGTTTACCACCGGCCGCAGTTCACCCACGACGCGGTCGGCAAGACGGTGCGCCGCAAGACCAAGCCAACGCATACGCGCGCGATTGCATCCGGCGAGGCGAGCACCTATGTCAGCGAAGACGGTGGCCCGAAGCTGGCCACCAGCGTGATTTTTGTGCCGAACGAGCACGGCAATGCTGTCCACCCGACACAAAAGCCGCTCGGCATCCTGGCCCCACTACTGCGCTACAGCGTGCCGCCGGGCGGCGTCGTGATTGATCCCTTCGCCGGCAGCATCTCCACGGGCATCGCCGCCGAGATGCTGGGTATGCAGTGGGCGGCGTGCGAGCTCAACCCCGATTGCAGACGCATGCAGGCGGAGCGCCAGCGGCAGCCATCGCTCCTCCGGGAGGCAGCATGAAATCCATCCTCTGGCGCCTCGCCGCCTTCATCGCCTCGCGCCGACCGGTGGCTGCATGGCTCATTCGCCGCGCCCAACGCACGCCGTACTACGCCATCACTGGGCGCAGCAGCGACGACCTGTACATGGCCCGCTGGTGGCTGTTCAACCCCTACCGTAAGGACGCCGACGGCAACCAATTGCCTGCGCGCTGGCGCAGGCTGCCCAGCATCCGCGTGCACCACATCGTGCGCCCAGACGACGATGCGCACGAGCACAACCACCCTTGGGATGCCCGCTCGATCATCCTGCGCGGCGGCTACCTCGAGGAGCGGCGCGAAGAGTACCGCGGCGCCCGCCTGCGCTTGCGCGGCTTCACGCAGGCCATCGCGCCCAGCGTGTGCCACCGCATCACCGAGGTGTCGGCCGGCGGCGCCTACACGCTGTTCTTCACCTGGGGTGAGTCGCAGGGGTGGGGGTTCAAGGTGGGCGGCCGGATCGTTCCGTGGCGTAAGTACCTGGGGGACCGGGCATGCTGACACCGCAATTCGTCCTGCCTATCGCGTCCGAGCTCGTCGTGGACCTGTTCGCCGGCGGCGGCGGCGCCAGCACCGGCATCGAGCAGGCCATCGGCCGGCACGTCGACATCGCGGTCAACCACGACCCCGAAGCGGTGTCGCTGCACACCGTCAACCACCCGCAGACCCGCCACTTCATCAGCGACGTGTTCGAGGTGGACCCCGTGGAAGTCACCGGCGGCCAGCCGGTCGGCTTGCTGTGGGCCTCACCCGACTGCAAGCATTTCTCCAAGGCGAAGGGCGGCAAGCCGGTGTCGAAGAAGATTCGCGGCCTGGCCTGGGTGGTGGTGGCATGGATTCGTCGCCTCGCCGAATGCGACCCCGGGGCGAAGCCTCGCGTCATCTGCCTGGAGAACGTCGAGGAATTCCAGACCTGGGGCCCTCTTGGCGACGACGATCGGCCCTGTCCGCTGCGCAAGGGCGAGACGTTCAACGAATGGCTCGCCGCGCTGCGCTCCTTCGGCTACGTGGTGGAGTGGCGCGAACTGCGCGCCAGCGACTACGGCACGCCCACCATCCGCAAGCGCCTGTTCCTGGTCGCGCGCTGCGACGGCCTGCCCATCGTGTGGCCCGAGCCGACGCATGGCAAGCCCGGCACCCTGCCGGTGAAGGCGAAGAAGCTGCCGCCCTGGCGCACCGCGGCTGAGTGCATCGACTGGACGATCCCGTGCCCGTCGATCTTCGAGCGCTCTCGCCCGCTGGCGGACGCCACCCTGCGCCGCGTGGCAAAGGGCGTCATGCGCTACGTGGTGGACGCGGCCGAGCCGTTCATCGTCGGCCTGGCGCATGGCGAGCATGCGGACCGAGCAGGCAGCCGGTCGCATGGCATCGGCGAGCCCATCCGCACGATCCACGCCGGCGGCGGCAACCACGCATTGGTCATCCCAACCCTGGTGCAGACCGGCTACGGCGAGCGGCCCGGCCAGGCTCCGCGCGTGCCTGGCCTCGAGAAGCCACTCGGCACCGCCGTCGACGGGCAGAAGCATGCGCTGGTGGCCGCCTTCCTGGCCAAGCACTACACCGGCGTGGTCGGCAGCGAGGCGGCAGAGCCGATTGGCACCGTCACGAGCGTGGACCATCACAGCCTGGTGACCGCGCACATCACGAAGTTCCGAACCGGCAGCACGGGCCACGACGCGCGCGAGCCGCTGCACACCGTGACAGCCAACGGCCACGTGAAGCGGCCGGGCGGCGCCGCGCCACTGGGCGTGGTCACCAGCAACCTGGTGAAGCTCCGCGGCACCAGCACCGCGCAGGCGACCGACGAACCGCTGCACACGGTCAGCGCCCAGGGCCAGCACTTCGCCGAGGTGCGCGCCTTCCTGCTGAAGTACTACGGCACCGACCAGGACCCGCAGCTGGCCGAGCCGCTGCACACCGTCACCACGAAGGACCGATTCGCGCTGGTCACCGTTCACGGCGAGCAGTACGCCATCGTGGACATCGGCCTGCGCATGCTCTCACCGCGCGAGCTGTACCGCGCCCAAGGCTTCCCCGACACCTACCAGATCGACCACGGCGCGCGCGGCGAGCCGCTGACGAAGACCGCGCAGGTTCGCATGTGCGGCAACAGCGTGTGCCCGCCGTTGGCGCGCGCGATCGTGGCAGCGAACTACCGGGATAGCGGGCTGGAAAGGGTCGCAGCTTGAGAGTCTTGCTTACCAGCCTGAGCGGTCCGCCATGGTCCGAGACGCCACTCCGGTTGCCAAAAGCCCGGATCGGAGGGACGACTGAGCGCCACGGCCTCTGCAATGCAGACATCAAACGCGTGCATGAAATATTCGCCTGCGAGGTGGATGACTTTCAGCGCCGCCGCATCAGTTTCATGTTCGTTGCCAGCGTAGTTGCGCCCGTAGTTGCGCATCACTGCGAGCGCTCTCAGCGCAACCTGCATTCGCCCATACGTCTGGGAACCCGGAACGTCGAAAGGCGAAATACTGTGGAGTACTTCAGATGCCGCGTCGAGGTCGGGTACCGAGAATTTGATTTGCTGCTGCCCGCGTTCCTGAACAGCCGAATAGCTGATGGCCAAAGTCGTCTCGACGCGACGCAGCAGGTGACTCAGCGCGAGGAGCTTGTGCTTGTCAGTGAGGCGCCTTTGTTCGGCTGCCTCAGCTGCAATCCTGCGGATTTGCCACCACGCGATCGAAGCTGTGGCGATGATGGCAACGACAGCACCAAAGGCTTGCACCCACCCCGACCACTCTGCCTTTGTCATGCACATCGGCCACCAGTCGATCCTAAAAAGACAGTACTCCGGAGTTGGCATCGCTCAATCCGTATCGAGATCGAACTCCAGCCGCGTCTGCTGGATGACGCGCGCCACGTCGAGCCGGTAGTCCTCAGCCTGCGGCCCGCGCGGCACGTACCAGTTCGGGTCGCCGGGGTCAGCGTCGACCCAGCGCACGCCGCCGGTGTGCACATCGGTGGTCTGGCCGGCCATGCCGGGCAGCGCCTCGATGCGCTCGATCAGGATCTCGCGCAGCTGGCGCGCGGTGCGGGTGGACTTGGCCATCTACTTCGGGATGTTGCCTATCTGGTCTTCGAGCCTTTGATAGACGCCCGGAACCGGGATCGCCTGAATGGTGCGCGCGCCGCTTGCATCTGTGCGCACCATGAGGTTCGGCCCTTGCGTGCCACTGCGCGTCTTCGATGTCACGAGCGTATTCGGGCGCTCGATGAGATCCATGAGCTGCTCCGGATCGTAGGACCGCGGCGGCGTCTTCCACGTGTTACTCGTCGGGTCCGCCTCGCCGACTTGGGCGCCCAGGACCCGTTCGCCGAGCCACTGCAGCGTGGTCACCACAAAAACGTCCCGCATGTCCGTCTCCAGAAGGTGAAAGCCGCATGATGCCACCCCTCGAAATCAGCACCACGCCGTGCCCGACGCACCTCGTACCGCGAATTGGCGATGAAGTGCAGCCATCGCCCAAGAGCGATGTGCGCGAGCGCCCGATCCTCTTCTCCGCGCCCATGGTGCGCGCCCTGCTGGCCGGCACGAAGACGCAGACGCGGCGCGTGGTAAAGCTCCCCCATCAAAACCGGCTGGGCCAGTGGGAGGTACTGCCATGGGGAGGCCCGAATGGCGGCCGAACCCGCGGCGGCGAAACGGTGCCGTTCCAAAACGTGATCGGACATAGCCGCACCGGCGAAATCCTGGGCTGCCCATACTGCCAGCCCGGCGACCGGCTGTGGGTGCGCGAGACATTTGCGCTTGAGCAAAGCGTCGAGTGCGACCAGGAGCCGCCGCATCAGGACGGACGTCCCCTCAGGCGCCGTCCGCTAGACGACTTTGAGTGTGTTCACCCGGCGTGGGTCCAGGCCCACTATCGAGCGACCGACCCTGCGCCGGACCTCTGCTACGAGCAGGGACCCGCCGGCGGCAGCGAGGACGACTTTGGAGTGCGCTGGCGCCCCAGCATCCACATGCCCCGTTGGGCCAGCCGGATCCTGCTGGAGGTCACCGGCGTGCGCGTCGAGCGGCTGCAGGACATCAGCGAAGCGGATGCGCTGGCCGAGGGCGTGACACCTTTGCCTGGCGCAGACATGTGGACGGCTGGCGGCGCGAGCGACGGTCCGCTACATGCCGCCCGGCCGCAATGGGCGTACCGCCGGCTCTGGGACCAAATCAACGGCGCCGGCAGCTGGGCCGCAAACCCCTGGGTGTGGGTGGTCGAATTCCGGAGGATCGCACCGTGAGTGGCTTAGCAACACGGGAATCGCTTTTCGCCCGCCTGAAGCGCGACGTGCCGGCGCTGAACCCAAATTTGCGCCAAGCCGTGCTCGACGCAGTGATGGCCGAGCTCCACGCGGTCGACGACGCCCTGGCCAGCGCCGACGCCGCCGCCGACACCCTCGACCAACGCCGGCCGATGAGCGCACGCCAGAAGACCACGCCATGAACCGCGGACTGAGCTACGCCGAGGCGATGAAGTACGTCGGCGTGAAGCGCCGCACCTTCGACGAGGAATGGCGCCCGCACCTGACCGCGATGCGGCAGGGCAGCTGCCTTGTGTTCGATCGCTTCGACCTCGATGCGTTGTTCGACAAGTTCAAGAGCCAGGCGGCCGACGGCCACGGTGACGACGACGGCGCCGAGCGCGCGGCCAACGACGAGCAGAATGGCACCCGGAACGGGCGGTCCATTACCGAGAGAGGAGTTACCAAATGGGCCAAACGACACGGGGCATCTACCCCCGAGACAACGGAACCTGGGAGGTCGACAAGTGGTGGCGCAAGCATCGACTTCGCCACAGCGGCTTCGGCAGCTTTGAAGAAGCGGAACGGTGGCTGATCGCCCGGCTGGGCCAGCTGCGCGAGGTGGCCGTCCACGGCGCCCGCGAGATCCGCACCTTCGATGCGACCGCGGCGCACTACGTGTCACTCCACCAGGACAAGGTATCGCTCGAAACTGAGATCTACCTCCTGAAAGGTGTCATGCCCTACATCGGCGCGCTCGAACTGCACCAGGTGCACGACAACACGCTCAAGCCCTACGTCGACGCGCGGCTGCAAGCCGGCCGCGCGCACAAGACCATCAACACCGCGCTCGGCGTGGTGCGGCGGATCCTGAACCTGGCGGCCACGAGCTGGCGGGACGACGCGGGCCGGACGTGGCTGGACAAGGCGCCGGCGATCACCCTGCTGCCGCTCGTTGGCTTTCAGCGCGAGCCGCGGCCCATCACCTGGGCCGAGCAGCGCCGGCTGCTGCCGCTGCTGCCTGACCACCTGGCGCGCATGTCGCTGTTCACCCTGAACACCGGCGTGCGTGACGACGTGGTCTGCAGCCTGCGGTGGGAGTGGGAGATCAAGGTGCCGGAGCTGGGCGTTTCGGTGTTCGAGGTGCCGCGCCAGCACGTCAAGGGCCGCCGCCGCACGCGGGTGGTGGTCTGCAACAGCGTGGCGCAGTCGGTGATCGAGTCCTGCCGCGGCATGCACGACGACTTCGTCTTCGTGTGGCGCCGCGAGCGGGTCAAGAACGTCGATCAGCCGCCAAAGATGCCGTACCGGCCGGTGGAGCGCATGCTCAACACGGCCTGGGAGCGCGCGCGGGCGGCGGCCGAGCTGGGCGATCTGCACGTGCACGACCTGCGGCACACGGTGGGCATGCGCCTGCGGGAGGCCGGCGTGTCGGGCGAGACGATCTCCGACCTGCTGTGGCACACGACCAACAACATGACCCATCACTACACGATGGGCCAGCTGGTGGAGCTGCTCGCGGCGCTGGAGAAGATCAAGGCCGAGCAGGCGGGCTGGAACAAGAGCCTGACGACGCTGCGGCTGGAGCACGAAGAGAGGCGGCGGGAACTGAGTCCCCACAAAGTCCCCGCGCAAAGAAAAACAGCCTAGAGGGGTAAGCCTCTAAGCTGTTGAATTCCCGAAGGAAAGTATGGTGCGGCTGGCAGGAATCGAACCCACGACCCCTTGGTTCGTAGCCAAGTACTCTATCCAGCTGAGCTACAGCCGCTAAGCTCGCAAGTATAGCACGCGTTTTTGGCGCATCCCGGACTCACGAAAATATCTTCTCAAAACCTCGCGTGGTAGGCCGTGCTGGACTTGAACCAGCGACCAAGGGATTATGAGTCCCCTGCTCTAACCAACTGAGCTAACGGCCCGCGCGACGCGGGATTCTAGGCGTCCGCCCGTGGGCCTTCGGCCGCGTCCTATTTGTGATGGCTGAGCGCGTTGCTCACCAGGCGCGAGGTGATGTCCACGATCTGGATCATGCGGTCGTAGGGCATGCGCGTGGGGCCGATCACGCCCAGCGTGCCCACCACCTCCCCGTCGACCTCGTAGCTCGCGCTCACGACCGACAGTTCCTCGACAGGCACGACGTGGCTTTCGCCGCCGATGAAGATGCGCACGCCGTCGGCCTTGCTGGAGACGTCGAGCAGCCGCAGCAGCTGCGCCTTCTGCTCGAACAGTTCGAAGGCACGCCGCAGCTGCCCCATGTCGCTGGAGAAATCGCTCACCGCGAGCAGGTTGCGTTCGCCGGCCACGACCACCTCTTCCTGCGCCTGCGTCATGGCCTCGGAACTGACCTGCACCGCCGCCTGCATCAGCGAGGCGATCTCGCCACGCAAGGTGTCCATCTCGGTCTTGAGGCGGTCGCGCACCTGTTCCATCGACAGGCCGCTGTAGTTCGCATTGAGGTAGTTCGATGCCTCGACCAGTTCGGACTGCGAGTACTCCCGGTCGGTGAAGATGACGCGGTTCTGCACATCGCCGTCGGGCGAGACGATGATGACCAGCAGCCGCCGGTCGGACAGCCGAAGGAATTCGATGTGGCGGAAGGCCGAGGTGCGCCGCGGCGCCATGACCACACCGACGAACTGCGAGAGGTTCGACAGCAGCTGCGCCGCGTTGGCGATCACCTTCTGCGGCTGGTCGGCCGGCAGGCTCGGCGCGGCGAGCTGCGGCCGCTGCGCGGTGAGCATGGTGTCGACGAAGAGGCGGTAACCGCGCGCGGTCGGAATGCGGCCTGCCGAGGTGTGCGGGCTCACGATGAGGCCCAGTTCCTCGAGGTCGGCCATCACGTTGCGGATGGTCGCGGGCGAGAGTTCCAGCCCGGGCGCACGGGAGAGCGTGCGCGAACCGACGGGCGTGCCGTCGGCGATGTATCGCTCGACCAAAGTCTTGAGCAACAACTTGGCGCGGTCGTCCAGCATTGAAAGATTTTAGTGTTCAGTTTTGTAAGCGCAGCGGCGCGCGCTTTATCACCCAGGGGTTCACGCCGAACCGATCCGCCAGGGCGTCAACGGCGTACCCGCGACTGAGCAGCTTGGCGACCTGCTCACACTGCTTCAACGTCAGGTGCGGGGGCCTGCCGACATACCTCCCCCGCTCCCTCGCGGCCGCCTGCCCCGCAAGGGTTCTCTCCCGGATGATCGACCGCTCGAATTCGGCCACTGCGCCCAGCACGGAGTACATGAGCTTGCCGGCCGGCGTTGTGGTGTCGATGGGCTCTGTGAGGCTGCGGAACCTCGCGCCGGCCGCGTCGATGCGCTCGAGTATTGCCAAGAGGTCTTGGAGGCTCCGACCGAGCCGATCGAGCTTGTAGACCGTCACGCGATCGCCAGGGCGAAGGCCGGCGATCAGCTTGCGCAACTCGGGGCGGACGCCCACTCCGGACCATTTCTCCGTGACGACACGCCGCACCCCTGCACGCCTAAATGCGTCCTCTTGCAGTGCTGTGTCCTGCTGGTTGGTTGAAACCCTTCCATACCCAATTTCCATGCCCTGCCTCTGCCACCGCTCGCGCCTGCGGCGGTCTGTTTTGCAAGCGCGAGAGACGCCCTGCTTTACTTGAGGGGTGCCGCGCAGATTTCCTTCCGTTGAGTTCGACCTTCCCGATGCGTGGTGATTGCGCCGACGCCATGCCCTGGTGGACACGGCCCGACACCTTGCACCTCGATACGGGGGGAATCGCCTGATCGACGGTCCTCCATGGGGCGCTGCCCCATACCCCTCTCGCCCGAGCCCTTCGGCTGCTGGCCCATCATCCGAGCGATATCGGCCGCCCGGTCGCGTTCGTGAACGGGCTGGGCATTTACGCCGAGTGCGACGAAGAAAAGGAGTGCCATGAAGCTCCGCATGTAACGGAGCGTAACATCCTTGCCCCCTTTGCGCCGCTACGACCCCGAGACTGTTCCTCCAAGGCTCTACGAGCCTCTCCAGAACACTCCCGGCGCCTTCGCTGCCCCGGTCAGATCAACCCCTTGGCGATGCAGTGCCGGGTCCACCTTTCCGCGTCCTGGGCCGGCAACCGGCCAATCAGGGCCGCCAGGGCCTTTTTCGGCTTGGCAGGCGGCCTGGGCCTTGCCTGGGCCTTGATCGCGTCCCGCAGGCGCTGTTTCAGGCGTTCGAGCGGCAGTAGCTCAGGCGTCCAGTCCCACGGCGGGAGCACGCTGTGCGAGCCGTGCGGATAGTCGGAGCGGAAGATTTGCCGGGTGTCGTAGGCGGCGTGCAGGCCGATCCCTCGAAACATCCAGCGGTCCGCGACGATCTGCCCCCCAGCGAAGCCAACCCGGGCCGTGGCCTGATGGAACTTCGGCAGGTACGCCCACCGCTCACGGAAGATGCCGAGCAGCCGCCCGACCCAGGGGATGCGGACCTTGTCCATGCGCATGCACCGCACTTGGTACTCGATCAACGCTTCGCGCACCTGCTTGTCGATCATGCCGGCGTCCTGCACGATGAGGTAAACGTCCCAGCCGAGCTTTCTGGCGTGGATGAGCCAGTCCAGCACGTGGGCGCGGTCCTTGTCCTGAAAGCTGCGTGCATTGAGCCAGGTGCCAAGCTCATCGAGGATCAACACGCCGTTGCGTTCCTCGTCGTAGTTATCCGGGTTGCCATGCCCGAGCGCTTCGAGATCGAAAGCGGTTGGCTTGTCCGGAATCCGCACGTAAGTGCGAGGGCCATAGGGGTGCAGCACCTCGGGCTTAATGTCCACGTTGCTCGCGACGCGACGCCGCTGCTGCAGCGCCTCCTGTGCACGCCACACCGTAAATTTGGTCTTGCCGGTGCCCAGCTTGCCCTCAACGCTGTAGACCGGCATCAGGCGCTCGCTGTGGCTTGCACGATACGGACATGCATACGGTAGACCGCACAGGCAACCCAGCACGAGGCAATAGCAGTGAGACATGTCCCGGCGACTGGCGGGAACGCAAGGCCGATGACCTGACCGTAACCGGTAGTGAACATCGCCTGCATCAACGGCTGCACGGTCGAGCGCATCACGGCAAGTAGCGTCGTGGCAGCAGCCGCGAACGACACGAGCGCAGCGGCCATCGTGGCACCTTTGCGCGCAACGTCCTTCGTCAACCCACCGAACAGCGCGCCGAAGACCGACGCCAGGAAAGCACCCAAGATTGGCATGTCAACTACCTCCAGACATCGTGCGACCGACCATGCCAATGCAGGCCCATGCGGTGACGCACAGCCACACCATCGCCATCAGGTCGTGAATCATTCCCTGCCACTGGCAGATATCGAGCGTGAAGTTGAAAGCGCCCGTTGGCAGCGCTTGGCATGAGGTCGGCAGTTCAAACGGCAGGCCCCACTCGCCGATAGTCTCCTTAGCCTTCGCGCCCGCACCATCAATGTTCGACTTCTGCGCATCCTTGAAGGTGTCAACGCTCTGGCCGTACCCATCGGCAGTGCTGACGCTCGACGGCGTGCCGGTTTCATCGACCTTGACGCTGCACATGGGCTGTCCCGGCGCGCCGCAGTTCTCTTGTTCCTTGCCGTCCCCGGGCTTGTTCGTGGTTCCGCTACCAGTAGATGCGCCGCCAGCACCGTTGCCCTTGCCGCCCTGCGCGGCAGCAGAAGGCCCGCCAGCGCTCCCGCCTGAGCCACTTGACGGCGTGCGCCCGGCACTGCCCGAGCCACTTCCCTCGCCGCTGGTGGGTTTCGCGCCTGCGGCGGGATTCCCGGCGATGATGGGATTGCCCGACGGGAGATTGCTGGGCTGCGTCGTCACCGGCTTGTCTGCGGTGCCATAACAGCCTTTGACGCCGTTAACCTCTCCTACGTAGCCAGGGCAAGGAGGGTCTTTGCTGTTGTCCGCAGTGATCGGCGCGTCAGCCGGCCCCTGCGTGCAACTCTGGCCGGTATACGTCGCCGCGAAATCGACCGAGACGCGATAGAGCCCTTGACCGTTGGGTGTCTGGGAGACGTAACTCTTACACTCCGGGCATGCGTCGGCCCAATTGAATGTCTGCTCGCACCCGGCGTTGCACACGGCCTGCACATTCGAAGGCTTGTTGGCCGCGACGAGCGGCGACCGGTCATCGTTCGGAGTGCGCTGCCATCCGGCCGTCCAGTTCACGATGGTCGTTTGACCGAGCTTCGCAGCACACTGGTTCTGCACACACTGGCCGCCACTTTCGACATACCCGCTGTTGCACTGGCAGACGTTGCCGCTCTGCGTGCTGTTAGCCGGGCATGCCTCGCCCTGGCTGTAGATCGGGAAGTCGCCGTACACCGTGCCGGCATAGGGACCACCGCGAATAATTCGACACTGCTCATTGGGCGCCGCACCAAAGAGCGCGCCGGTGACAGGAAGCATATCGTCCGGGCTGTAGCCGGACGCGTTGTAGTTTGCGACGAGCGCAGTGCACGCAGCCGCCTTTGAACTGCCGCAACCGTTGGCGACACCCTGCCCGGCATTACCGCTTTGAGCGCAGTAGCTGGTCCCCATCGGGATAGCCGCCACGGCAGTAGCGGGCACGAGCCCGCCTAGGACCGAGCCGCACAGCAGCACCGCCCCGAGCAGCGCTCGGAGCATCCACAGGAGGCGGTGCGCTGCTTTCATCACGTCGCGCGCGGAATCTTCTTGACGTACTTGATCGCCACGAAGAAGCCGACGGCGGAGGCCGCCAGCACCACGAGCGCGGCGCCGTACGCCGCCACCTTCGTGGTGATGCTGCCGACAGCGCTGTCGAACGGATCGGTCGATTGCGCGAAGCTGGCCAGGGTGAACGGCAGCGTCATCGCCGCAACAGTGGCCTTCGGGCCGTACTTTCGCGCGATGGCGCGGGTCTTCTCGAACATCTCTTCTCTCCAACCGGGTGAACCGACCCGGGCGCGGCTTGGCGGTATTGCCAATTCACAGCACCGTGCGAATCGCACGGATGTATGCAGCGGTTTTGCCGGCGACGAAGCCGGTTGCGTAGATGCCAGCGGCAGCGCCGATCAGCTTCATGATGGTTGCGGTGTCGAACATCAGATGACCTTGTTGCCGTGCGAGTAGCCGAGCGCGAACAGGAACACGAAGCTGATCCAAAAGATGGCCTGCAGGACGCTTGCGGCGTCGGTCCATGCGATGCTCACCGGGGCCTCCAATCCTTCGGCGGCCATCCGGTGTGGCCTGCGTTTCGCTCATGCCACCACTGCGCGCTGCCGATGTCTCGCGACACGGGCACAGCCACCGTGCCAAGCGGCGTCGTGGTGGCACATCCCCAGACAGCGGCCACGGCGATAGCGACGGAGCACCATTGCAGCCGGTTCATCGCATCGCCTCCGGAACCCAGCAGGCCCCGCTGCGCGTGACCGGCTGGGTCCCTCCAGCGATGCTCTCAGGCTGTGCCATGTCAATGCACCGTCGTGGCGGCAGACCACCACGAGAAGGGCCCTGCGGCGTCGATAGCGCGTGGCTGTACGCGGACGCGAACAAAGCTGCTGTAACCGCCGCCCGTTGGGGACCACTCAGACTGGACAAGTTCGCCCGTCTGAGCATTGAGATAGCCGCCTCCCTTCGCAGGCTTGAAGGGGTCACCGGCCGCTGCGTTGCCCTGCACATATGCAGGCCAAAGCACCCAGCGGCGGATACCGCGGCCAACAGCATCCATGCCGCCTGCACCGTGTATGCGTGCTCCACGTGGAAACCCTCCTACGGTCTTCGATTCGACCTTGCTTGCGTACTTCATGAGATAGGCGACAGGCGCTGTGGCCTTGTCGCGGCGGGTCATGCCGTGCGGCCACATGGGCGGCATCCAGCGCGTGAGGCCGGCGCGGTCCTTGCCGTTGCGCCAGGGCGTGTCACCCTTGGGCGGCGCGAGGCCGGCATCGAGCCAAACGATCACGTGGTAGTGAATGACGCCGCGCTCTTGAAGCTCGGCCACCCAGGCATAGCGCACCGTCTTGCTGCCGGTGCGGGCGTAGTGCCACTTCCGCAGGGCATCGAGGTAACGGCTGATGTGCTCGGGCCGCCACTTGCTGTTGTCGCCGGCGTAGGTCAGCGTCTGCATCCAGATCTGCTGGTTGCGACCGCCGAGGTTGTGCAGTTGCTTGGCGGCGATGCCGAGGCCCTTGCGCAGGCGTGTGACACGGGCTTGCGCCCGGTCAATGGTGATGCAGTTCTCTGCCCACTGGATGGCCGTGGGCAGACCCCTGCAAGTTGTTGATTCTGAGACAAGCCCGCGCGCTGCGCGCGCTTCCTGCTCTGCCCACGCGGCAGCGAAACGCGCCTGCGACGACGCGCGCAGGGCTTCGTACTGGGCGAGGCTAGCGATCATGCGCCGCCCCGGGGAGCGTTACGGACGGCCACGCGAGCATCGCCGCCGCTGGAAAACCAGAGCCGATGGCCAGCGTCATCGACCATGTGCTGCCACACCGTGACATCGCCGTGGCGCACCCGTCGCGCAACCACGAATCCCCACCCCCGGACCGGGTCCCGCCCGTTGAACACCTCCCAATCCCCCACAGTAGGCTCGGTGCAGGTCATAGGCCGGCCTCCGCTTCCAGGTCAAGCAGGATCGCGAGCACCAGCGCAGCGGACTCGGCCTGCTCGGCCATGGCTTCCTCACGCCGAGCGGCGCCCGGCATCTGGAGCACTTCGAAGTATTCGACGCGATCACGGCAGCGCTTGGCCTCGGCGAGGTGCGAGCGCAGCAGGCGCACGGCCTCGGCGCCCTCGGGCTCGAACATCGACAGTTGAGCGTGCGCGTTCATGCCATGTACCCGATGAGGTAGGCCGCGTCACGACGCAGCTTGGCGTCCTGCTCGCGGAATGCGGGGTGCGCCCGGCCACCGGCCGCGCTGATTTCGTCCTGCCAGTTGCACCAGTGCATCAGGCGCAGGAACTCGCGGGCGGTGCGGCTCATGGCTTAGCCGCCGTGGTGAACCGCTGCCAGCGAACGCACTCGCGATCCGCCAGGATCGCGGGGCGGTCGAACTCGACGCAGCGGACTTCTTCGAGAGGGCGCTCGACGATGTAGCGGTACGTGCCGGCGATGCCAACGGCGCCCAGGCAGCCAACGAACAGAGCCGCGCCGGTGACGACGATGCCGCCAAGCGAACAAAGGAACGCCCGTTCCCCGATGGTCCGGCGGCTCATGCTCGCTTCTCCGCTGCCCAGATCGTGCCGAGCACCACGAACTGAAACACCACGAGGCCAGCCAAGAAGAACGACCACCCGCCGCTGCTCAGCTTGGCAACGCCGAATGCCTGCATGGAAACGGCGCTGACGCCGATGGCCAGGAGGGTCGGCACCTTCACAGCGACTCTCCGAACAGCGGAACGCCGTTCGCCAAGAACTGGAGGTCGATGGCGACCTGGCCATGCTCGACGGTGGCGCTCACAGAGAGGCCATCGATCTGCATGTCTTCGTACTCCCGGAGCAGCGCGAGCAGCGAGCCTTCAAGGTTCGCCAATCGCGCGTGGCTCAGTGCCTCGGGCGAGTGGGACATGGCGGCCCCCTCAGGCAGCCTTTGCGGGTGCGCGAAGCGGGACCAGACGCGGAGCCACCGCAACGTTCCCGCGAGCGTCCACGTAGATGCTGGAGGGGGCCAACTGATACTCGCCCACGGGGTAGAAGATGGCGGCGCCGTCTTGCTTGTCGCGGGGGAGGATGATTTCCACCTTCGTGGGGTACGGGTCGGCATTGCCGTCGCGGTCCGCGAGGTGCATCCAGACGGTCTGGAACGTGAGGTGGTAGGGCTTGCCGGTGCCTTTGGCGTTGCCGGACATTTCGCGAACAGCAGTGCTGCTGACGGTCACTCGAATCATGGTGGTGGCTCCTGTTGCGTTACTCAACGTGAATAACGTTGCGGAGCCTACTGTTTCCTCACCCTGTATAACAAGCGCTTTCTATACTTTCCTCGTCCTGTGTAACCGTTATACAACACGAGGAATCGACCGATATGCAAACCACCATGAATCTGCTAGCCGACGCCATGAAGGTGAAGGGTCTGTCCGACTGGGCCTCAGACCTGGGCTTGTCGAAGCGTGCGCTGTACACCGCGAAGGACCGCGAGCACCTGTCGCCAGCGGTGGCGGGAGCACTGGCGGAAGAGCTTGGCCAAGACCCTCAAAAGTGGATCGTGGTGGCAGCTCTGGAGAGCGAGCGCGACAGCGCCTGCAAGGAGCGCATGCTCAAGCGCCTCCGTGCAAAAGTGTTGTAA